AGTCCTTACTTGTAGTATCCAGTTTTTCATCTTGCAGTCTTTTAATTTCTTTGGCGTGATACATCATACGTTTCATATCTGTGTTGATATTGTATCGTGCATCTTGCCATTGTTTGACATGCCATTTTAGGTCATTACTGTTCTCCTTCATTGTATTTGGCTTTTACTCTTTCTGATATTGGGATTGGTTCCCCTGCTTCATCTATGCGAACAAAGCGTATGTTAGTAGAGAGTATTATATTTTGACCACCTGAGTATACGTTGTGGGATCTAGCTTCTAAGTAAAAGGTTATAGATGTTGTACCTATGTGTACTACTTTACCGTAGATTTTTATGAGCTGACCTTCTTTAGCTGGTCTTTTGAAGATACACTTGTCAATCATTACAGTGACCATACGTGGTGTATCACACACTTCCATAGCATAGGCTGCAGCTGCTGCGTCTAACCATGCTAGCAACTTACCACCAAATAGATTGGCGTGAAAGCCTAAATCACTTTTCTTGACTGGATGAGTGGTTATAAGATTCACTTATTTCTTTGTTTAGTTGTTCAATATGCTTTTTAATTTCTAGCATGTCCTGAAGAGTAGCAATATCTTTTTTCTTTTGCATGTCTTTAAGCCTTCTAAGCATGAACTCTTTTTCTTCTCTGAGGATATCTCTGTATCCTTCTTCTCTTTGATCTGACATTAGAATACTAATTAGATTCGTAATTCGCGAATTGCAAACTTATTTAGGAAAATCATAAGTATGTACCTCACTGACGTAGTAATAAGTAAGTGTTAGATTTATGGGTGCTGAGGTATTCATGTACCAATCTGGGAAAGCACCGCTGTGATCTTGTAAGTATATTGTTGCGCTCATACGACCAAGATAATAATAAATTTTAAATATTTAAACTTATTTCGTATATTAGTATTGTAAACTTAAAACCAACAATGATGGCTGAGAAACAACTATCAGAAGAAGAATACAAAGAGCGTAAAGAAAAACTAAATGCTTTTTACGCCCAGGAAGTAGAGTATTTAACTACTCAACTCAAGTATGAAGAACTTCTAAAAGACATTGCTAAGGCAAGAGCAGAAAGACTGCAAGCAGATGCATATGTAATGCAGATGACTAATTTAGATGAAGGTGATCAAGATGCTAGTGAATAAGGTTGACAAACGCGTTAAACTTGATAAGAAGCAAGTAGTTCGCTATCAGATTATGACTCACTGCTTTTTAAACGGTATTCAGGTTAGTGAATCTGATCTCAACTGTTTGACTGAGTTAGGTCTTAGAGAGCAGGATGAGCTTACTTCTTTTTGTAATACTGTTGCAGAAAAGAAGATTTTTAAGACTCCTCAGTCTGCACGTAATGCAATTAATAAAGCAGAAAAGAAAAACCTTCTAACTAAAGAGGGTAAAAGTCGTAAGACTATACGGTTGAATGAATCATTGAATATTCAAGTAAATGGTACAGTATTACTTGATTTTAAATTTGTTTCTGTTGAATCCGAAGAAGTATAAAGAAATAGCTGCTGAGGTATCTAAAAAGAATAATCTTAACCCAGAGCTTGTAGAGGATGTTGTAAACTTCTTTTATAAGCGTGTTAGAAAGGCTATGACGTCCTTAGAAGATACTTCTATACTCATACCTAAGCTGGGTACATTTAAGGTCCGTAGCAAGAAGATATATGACTTAGCAGCACAGAAGGAAAGAGTATTATCTAAACTTAATCCTCATGAGTTTTCTAAATACAATAAGTATCGGTATACCAAAGATGCATTAGAGAAGCTTAACGGAGTTATAGAAAAACTTGAAACTCTTAAAAATAATAAAGATGAATTTACTAAGAAAGATAGTTCAGAGTCTTAAAACCATTTGGGTAAAGCGTTATGAAATTCTTGATGGACTTAAAAACTACGTTCATCAAACCGATCATGTAGAAAAAATTGCTGCTGCAAGAATGGAGATATGCAATGAGTGTCCTCTTATAGATCTAAAAGGAAGTCATTGTTTTGCACCAGGTACTCAACCTTGCTGTAGCAGTTGTGGATGCTCATTAAAATTAAAGACAAGAAGTGTTGATGACTCTTGTCCTGAAGGTAAATGGTAAATTATGTCTGTAGTATTTACAGAAGAAAATCATAAGTATGAAAGTACAGACGGAGAAACTATTCTTTGGACTAGTACTACATCTGTGATTTCAAAATTTAAGCAACCCTTTGACAAAGATGCGGTTGCAGAAAAGGTATCTAAAAATAAAAGATCTAAGTGGTATGGTAAAACACCTCAGCAGATTATAAACATCTGGGAAGCTGAAGGTGAAAGAGCTATGGAACTTGGTAATTGGTACCACAATCAACGTGAAAGCGATCTCCTTGAGTTTAATACTATTGAAAGGTATGGCAAGGAAGTGCCTATTATAACTCCTATTATTGAGGGTGATAAGAAATATGCTCCTGATCAAAAACTAACAGAAGGTGTTTATCCTGAACTACTTGTTTATTTAAAGTCTGCTGGTATATCCGGTCAGTCTGATTTAGTAGAAGTAGTAAATGGATTTGTACACATTACTGATTACAAAACCAACAAAGAGATTAAGGAGAAATCGTATGTAAACTGGGAAGGTGTATCTAAGAAGATGAATACCCCTGTAGACCACCTTGATGATTGTAATCTAAACCACTACAATTTACAGTTGTCACTTTACATGTATATTATTCTTAAACATAATAGAAGACTTAAAGCTGGTAACCTAGTTATTCAGCATGTCAAGTTTGTAAAAGAGGGAGAAGACGAGAATGGATATCCTATCTATGCCCGTACTCCTCAAGGAGATCCTGTTATTGAAGATATAGTTTACTATGAGATGCCGTATCTTAAGGAAGAGGTAATGAATATTATTAAGTACTTAAAACAAGACAACCCGTGGTAGTAAAACTATTTGATATTCAGAATGGAAAGGTTATTCCTTCTGAACATTCTTACACTCTTAATTTCCTAAAGGTGGTTAGAGAACAATATGAAGAAGAATACTTAGACGTCTATGCTTATTTGTTCTACATGACTTGTCCTAATCCTGATATGAATCCTTTCTTTAATATTCCTGATAGGGATAAAGAAGATCTCATAATGAGGGAGTTACGTACTGGTGAAGAATTTCCTGAGTTTGATACTGAAGATCCAGCTATTATAGAAGCTCTTGTAGAATGTAGACGTCTATATGAAACTCCTACCTACCGGGCTTACAAAGGTATTGCTTCTATGCTAGACCGTCTTGCTACATATATGGAGAAAACTCCTATAGAGCATGGTAGAGATGGTAACATTAATCAGGTAGTAAACGCTGCTGCTAAGTTTGAACAGATAAGAAATTCCTTTAAAGGTGCCTATAGTGATTTACAGGAAGAACAAAAATCATCTGTTAGGGGAGGTCAAAATCTATCTTATGATCAAATGTAATGAGTAGTATTAGTATCCCATGTTATAACAGTAAAGATGTCTCTTGGACGTGGGTAAAGTTCGGTGATAAAAATGAACTTGTCAAGTTTATAGAGCAACTTTTTAAAGAACCAGGTGAATATAATTTCACTGAAGAGACTGTTGTGTTTAATGCTGAGGCTACTAAATTCAATAAAGACGGGGTATACATTACTGCTCCATTCATGTCTAAAGAATTTATAGATTATTGGGATGACCAAAAAAATAAATGCCGAAATGGGGTAATAGTTAAGGGGGAAAAAGATACTTGGTATTTAACCAGGGACTATTACATGTGGTTAAATTTCCTACCTATCTATGATAAAGAAGAAAAGAAATATGGTTTTGCCAAAGTTAGAGACGCCCAATATCATATGGCTCTTTATGAATGGCTAGCCGAAGCTACCTTTAAACATTCTGCTATTTTGAAAAAACGTCAGATAGCTTCTTCATATTTTCATGCTGCCAAATTATTGAACGCTTACTGGTTTGAAGAGGGTGCTGTGTTAAAGATGGGGGCTTCACTTAAATCTTATGTAAATGATGAAGGTACATGGAAATTCTTGGACGAGTACAAGAACTTTCTTAATGAACACACCGCCTGGTATAGACCAGCCAACCCTGATAAAACTTTGCTTTGGGAACAAAAGATTGAAGTTACTATCAATGGGCGTAAGCAGAGTAAAGGGCTTATGTCTAAGATACAGGGGATGTCTTTTGAAAAGAATGCTACCAAAGGGGTAGGGGGTCCAGTAACATACTTCTTTCATGAGGAAGCTGGTATTGCTCCTAAGATGGATCAGACATATGAATACCTTAGACCTGCAATGTCGTCAGGTCAGATTACTACAGGTATGTTTATTGCAGCTGGTTCTGTAGGGGATTTAGATCAGTGTGAACCTTTAAAGGATATGATACTAAACCCAAAAGCCAACGACATCTATGCAGTTAAAACCAACCTGCTAGATGATAATGGGAGTAGAGGAGAAGTGGGACTTTTTATTCCTGAACAGTGGTCAATGCCACCTTTTATTGATGATTGGGGTAACTCAAAAGTAGAAGAGGCATTATTAGCTATTCGGGAGGAGAGAGCAATATGGAAAAGAGACTTAAGTCCTGAGCAATATCAACTGAGAATTTCTCAAAAACCAACAAATATTGCTGAGGCGTTTGCTTATCGTAAAGAGTCACTCTTCCCTCAAAACCTTGTTTCTTCACAGATGCAACGTATTGATGACAAAGATTATCCTGTAGAGTATTTAGAACTTGAATGGGATACTGATGGTGTAGGTATTGTTCCTCATAAAAGTAGGAAGCAACCAATCAATACATTTCCTGTAAATAAAAAGCAGGAAGACAAGACTGGGGTACTTTGTGTTTATGAAAGACCTACGGATAAACCAGAGTTTGGTCAATACTATGCAAGTGTGGATCCCGTGGGTGAAGGTAAAACAACGACCTCTGAGTCACTTTGTAGCATCTATGTATATAAGAACCCCACTGAAGTAACAAAGATTACTGACGAGGGTCCTAAGAGCTACATAGAAGGTGATATGATTGTAGCTGCATGGTGTGGTAGATATGATGATATTAATAAAACGCATGAGCAACTGGAAAAGATTATAGAATATTACAAGGCTTGGACACTAGTTGAAAATAACGTATCTCTTTTTATCCAATACATGATTGCTAAACGTAAGCAGAAATGGTTGGTACCTAAAGATCAAATTCTTTTCCTAAAGGATCTAGGAAGTAACCGTAGCGTTTATGCTGAATATGGTTGGAAGAATACTGGTACACTATTTAAAAATCACTTGATTAATTATGCTATTGAGTATTTAAAAGAAGAGATAGATGTAGAAACTGATTCAGACGGTACCATTCTTAAAAGACGTTATGGTGTTGAGCGTGTTCCAGATGTTATGCTTATGAAAGAAATGCAAGCATACCAACCTGGAGTCAATGTGGATAGACTGGTATCTTTTGCTGCACTTATAAGTTTTGCTAAAGTCCAGCAAGCTAACAGGGGTTATCAGAAACGAATTGATAATGAGTCCTCTGTAAAATTGGATAATACGCAGAAAATGACTAAATTAAATATGAGTCCCTTTAGACATATTGGAGGGAACCGTAAAGGTATTATGGGAGGTAAAGGAAAGCGTTCAGCTTTTAAAAATTTAAGATAACATGCCTAGAATTATAAATGCAATGCAGGCTAAGGCTGGCGCCAAGGTTGACAAAAATAGAATGGGTACCCTGGAACAGCCTACACAGTTTCTTCCTGAAAAGAAGAAAGATGAAGAATGGGCTGCCTGGAATATAGATTGGATTGAAGTACAGGGTCAAAAGCAACTGAAAAGAAATGCTAGACGTCTGTTAAAAAACTATAAGCTTGCTAAAGGTATTATAGACAAGACTGACTATATCATTGAGGATGATAACAACTATGCTGATTTAGTAGATCAGTTAACCCAAGAAGATGTATCTGCATTAGAGCTTAAGTTCTATCCTATTATTCCAAATGTCATTAATGTTCTTATGGGTGAATTTGCGTCTAAGTATGCAAAGGTTAGCTTTAGAGCAGTAGATGATACCTCTTACAATGAAATGTTAGAACAGAAGCGTGCAATGATTGAAGATACTCTTCTATCAGAAGCAGCTCAAGAAATGATTGCTAAGCTAGCAGCATCTGGTGCTGACATTCAAAATCCACAGATACAACAAATGTTAAGTAAGGAGAGTCTAATGACTCTTCCTCAGATTGAAGACTTCTTCCGTAAAGACTACAGATCTCTAGTAGAAGAGTGGGCAAACCACCAGTTAAGAGTAGATGAGGAACGCTTTAAAATGTATGAGCTAGAAGAGCGTGCATTTAAAGACATGCTTATTACTGATAGAGAGTTCTGGCATTTCCGTATGAGTGAAGATGACTATGACGTTGAACTATGGAATCCTGTTCTTACGTTCTATCATAAGTCTCCAGATGTTAGATATATTTCTCAGGCAAACTGGGTAGGTAAATCTGATATGATGACTGTTTCTGATGTTATTGATAAGTATGGTTACTTGATGACAGAGAAGCAGCTTAAAGAATTAGAAGAAGTATATCCTGCAAGATCAGCAGGTTACGCTATTCCTGGTACACCAAATGATGGTTCATTCTATGATGGTACTAGATCTCATGAGTGGAATAGTATTGATAATGGATCATTAGGTTACCGCCAGTTTATTGCTAACCATGATTTAGGAATGGGTAATGGTGGCGATATTGTTGACTGGATCTTAGGTGAGTCAGAAGACTTATTTGATTTTGGTGAAAGCTTTATGTTACGTGTTAGTACAGTGTATTGGAAAACACAAAGACGTGTAGGACACCTTACTAAAATACTAGAAGATGGTACCGTTGTTCAAGATATTATAACAGATGATTACGTTATTATAGACAAGCCTCTTTACAATACAAATGTATCTAAGCAAAAAACTAAAGAGAATGTAATCTTTGGTGATCATATTGATTGGATATGGATAAATGAAGTATGGGGTGGAGTTAAGATTGGACCTAACCATCCAACTTACTGGGGTATGACTTCACCTAATGATGGTGAAACTATTTACCTAGGTATTGATAAACCTAAACCTGGTAGACTTAAGTTTCAGTTTAAAGGGGATAGCTCTTTATATGGATGTAAACTTCCTGTAGAAGGTGCTGTATTCTCTGATAGAAACACTAAGTCTGTTTCTCTTGTAGATTTAATGAAGCCTTACCAGATTGGCTACAACATTGTAAATAATCAAATTGCAGATATTCTAGTGGATGAACTAGGTACTGTAATTATGCTTGACCAGAATGCTATTCCACGTCACTCACTAGGAGAAGACTGGGGTAAAAACAACTTGGCTAAAGCTTATGTAGCAATGAAGGATTTCCAAATGCTTCCTCTTGATACATCTATTACTAATACAGAGAATGCTCTTAACTTCCAGCATTACCAAGTATTAAACTTAGAGCAAACTCAAAGGTTACTTTCTAGAACTCAGCTTGCAAATTACTTTAAGAATCAAGCCTTTGAAGCTATTGGTGTTAATGCCCAAAGATTGGGGGGAGCTATGGAACAACAAACTGCTACAGGGGTACAAGCTTCTTTAGAGAGTTCTTATGCTCAAACAGAATCTTACTTTATCCAGCATTCAGATCACTTGATGCCTAGGGTACACCAGATGCGTACAGATTTAGCACAGTACTATCATAGCAATAATCCTTCTGTAAGATTGCAATACACTACATCTGAAGATGAAAAGGTAAACTTCTCAATTGATGGTACAACATTATTGTTAAGAGACTTTAACATTTTCTGTACTACTAAAGCTAATCATAGAAGAGTGTTAGAACAGCTAAAGCAAATGGCTCTTACTAATAACACTACAGGTGCTAGTATCTATGATTTAGGTAATATTATCAAGTCTGATAGTATTGGTGAGGTTACTACCATTATGAAAGATGCTGAGCAGAAACAAGTTCAAGAGCGTCAGGCTCAACAGCAACAAGCTATGCAAATGGAGCAGCAGAGACTACAAGCTGAAGCTCAAGAAAAAGAAATGGCTAGAAGATTTGAAGCTGAAGAGAATGATAAGAATCGTCAGTCTAGAATTATTGAAGCTGAAATTAAGTCTGCTGGTTATGGTGCTATGCAAGACATTAATAAGAACCAGGTATCTGATTACCAAGATGCGTTAAAAGATGTAAGAGATTCTGAGAAATACAGATCTCAAATGCAAACGAAACGTGAAACAGAAAGTAATAAGAAGCTAGTTCAACAGCAACAAATGAATCTTAAGAAAGAGGAGTTAATGTCTAGAGAACGTATTGAAAACACTAAGCTACAGATTGCTAAAGAGAACAAAAACAAGTATGATGTTCTTCCTATAAGAAATTCTCGTAAAAAAGAAGAATAGGTCTTAGCTATATGCTAGTCAAAAACACTAGTTTTTTATAACCTTTTTACAAATCTCCAAGGTTTATTCCAAGGAGATTTGTATATTAATAATGAGAGAAAACCAACAACATTATGAGTGAAGAAAAAAACCCACAAGTAGAAGAGTCTACTAACGTTAGTCAGGTAAACGTGGACTTGGATGAAATCTTTGGTATGCCTGGTGCTGAATCAATTACAGTACCTACCCAAGATGCAGAGAAATCTGCAAACGTTCTTTCAAATAAAAAGACGGATTTGTCTTTTCTAGATGAAGACTCTCCAGAAACTACTGAAGAATCTGATGAAGAAGGTGAAGTGAAAGCTGACGCTACTTTTGAAGATGTAGTTAAAGAAGTAGATAGTCTTCTGGAAGAAGAAGAAGATGATGATGATAATGATTCTGATGACGAACCTAAGAAGAAAAGAGGTCGTAAAAGAATTGAAGGTGTAGCTGATGTATTCAGTAAGCTTATTGAAGATGAGAAGTTAATTCCATTTGATGATGATAAGCCTATTGAAGAATATTCCGCTAAAGATTTTCAGGAGTTAATTGAAGCAAACTTTGCAGAAAAGGAGCGTCAACTTAAAGAACAAACTCCACAGGAATTTTTTGAATCATTACCAGAAGAACTTCAAGTAGCTGCTAAATATGTAGCTGATGGTGGTACAGACCTTAAAGGCTTGTTTAGAACATTAGCACAAGTGGAACAGGCTAGAGAACTTAATCCTGAAGTAGAATCAGACCAAGAGATGATTGTAAGAAATTACCTATCTGCTACTGGTTTTGGTGATTCTGAAGAGATTCAAGAAGAGATTGAAACCTATAAAGACATGGGTAGGTTAGAGCAGCTTGCTAATAAGTTTAAACCTAAGTTGGATAAAATGCAGGAAAGAGTTGTACAGCAACGTCTTGCAGAACAAGAGCAACGTAGAGCACAGCAAGCTGAAGCAGCTAACAAATACATGGAGAATGTATATGAGACTTTAAAGGCTGGTGAGTTAAACGGTATTAAGCTTGATAAAAAAACACAAGCTAATTTATACCAAGGTTTAGTAGAGCCTAATTATGAATCTGTTTCAGGTAGACAGACTAATATGTTAGGACACTTGCTAGAAAAGTATCAGTATGTTGAGCCAAACCATGAGCTTATTGCTGAAGCACTTTGGTTACTATCTGATAGAGATAGCTACCATAGTAAAATTAAAGAAGGTGCTAAAGCAGAAACTGTAGAAAAGACAGTAAGACAATTGAAGACGGAACAAAGTAAACGTAACTCTTCAACTGTTGTAGAAGAAAAAGAAACTAGAAGGTCTAGAGGTATTCCAAGACCAACTAATATTTTAAAGAGATTTTAACAACAACTATTAATTAATCTAAATTAGAGAAACATGGCAACTCCTGTTTTAAACAATGGTATCTTCTTAAGAGATACTACTTACAAGACCTCTTCTCATGTAGATTCTTACCACTTGGCTAACATGCTAGG